TAGTTCGACATCGCCGTCAGTCTCCCCATCGGCATCGGTCAGTCCGAGTAGTTCATCAAGTCCGTCGCTCTCACCATCGGCATCGGTTAGTCCGAGTAGTTCGGCATCGCCGTCGGTCAGTCCTTCGGCATCGCTAAGCCCCAGTAGTTCTGATTCACCATCAGTCTCACCATCGGCATCGGTCAGTCCGAGTAGTTCATCAAGTCCGTCGCTCTCACCATCGGCATCGGTCAGTCCGAGTAGTTCTCCAAGTCCCTCGGTAAGTCCGAGTGCTTCCCCGTCACCGACAGCACCACCAGAAGTCATTCGACTTCGCGGACAGGTGGGATACCTGATTTCACTGTCTGGTAGTTTGACGGAACAACCGTATCTTCGCGGTGTGGTTAACTATATTCAAACGGTACCTGCATCAGTATCGTACAACATTGATGTTCGTGGTCGTGCGGGATACGTTATTTCGTTCTACGGTTCTAAGGGAGACTAAGTAAGAGTATGGCCGAATCACTCGATTTCACGATCCTCCGCGGCTGTGACTACCGCATTCGGATGCGGCTCAACCAACCGCCAAACGTTAACGACTTCGGACAACTCACAGGTTGGCACGTTGTCCTTGAGATCCGTCAAACTCGTGGTGCGTCTCCCGTTCTAAGCGTGACTGGCGCACTGGCGGAAGTCTCACGCGCAGACGAGCTTGGTGTTTTCGATTTCGTGCTACCGGCTGCGCAAACCGCAACCCTCACGGATCGTACCTATTTCTATGCCATTCGTCGAACCGACCCTCTCTTTGTAGATGTATTCACCAAAGGTCAACTCGGCGTCGAATCGTTCTAACGGACATCTCATAAATACAGGTACCTATGAGCATAACACTTCTGACACCCAATTCCACGTTTCGAACGTGGATGACCACCACCAATACCATTATCAATACGCTGAATGCGAACACGCTGGTCGCAGGGATCAATGCGACGGGGTCGTTCTATGTCGGAAATGCGACGGATACGGCAAGCAGCCTGACGGTGGGTGGTGGCAAAGCGGTTCTCAATAGTACGACGCTGATCATCGCGACGACATCGACATTTGCCGGTAACCTGACGATCAACAGTAGTGCGACCGACGTTACCTTCTCGTCCGCCAATTCTGTGGTTATTCGCCCGGGGTCGAACACGATCATCAATTCTCCGTCATTGTTGATTACGTCAAATGCGACGTTCCAAACGGGGAAATCCACGTTCAGCAGTAACATCGAATTTAACGGAAACGTCTTCACGATTAGCGGGAATACGCTCACCGTCACCGCAAACGCTGCGTTCTCAAATGCAACCTTCACTAAAGCAAGTATTGATTCAATCTCGCTCACGGGTGCAGTTGCATTCGTCAATACGTTCTCGGTGGTTGGTGCGACAACATTGAGTAACACCATCAATGTTGCCGGATCCGCAACGTTCAACAAGACGATTAACGTGATTGGAGAAACCGTTCTCGCCACGAATCTGTCAGTTGGTGGGGTCTCGACGTTCACTGGGAATGTGAGCATTGTTTCAAACGTTGCGCTATCATCGGAATTGACAGTTACAGGAGGTGCGGTACTGACCCGTGCGAACGTCTCAGGAAATACCGTAATGTCCGGTACCCTGAACGTAGCAAGTCTAGTGACCGCAAGTGCAAATATTGCGACGGTCAATCTCACGGTATCAAAGACCGCAACCATCGCGAATCTGTCAATTACGGGAACGTTGACCGGAAATGGTGCGTCCCTTACGTCATTGAATGCCGGAAATCTTGCGACGGGTACGGTGCCTAGTGCACGACTCGGCACAGGTACCGCGAACTCGACGACGTATCTTGCGGGTGATGGTACATGGGCAGCAACACCTGCCGTTCCTGTCGGGACGATCCTGATGACTGCGGGTGCGACGGCTGATAGTGGATACTTGTTCTGCGACGGTAGTTCAGTCAGTAAAACGACGTACTCTGCACTCTTCTCGCGCATCAGTACGTTGTATGGCACGTCGAACACGACGCACTTTTCACTCCCTAATCTGAGACAGCGATTCCCACTCGGACAAGCGTCGTCAGGGACGGGGTCTACGCTTGGTGCATCGGGTGGTACGATTGATCATACGCACGATACGACGATTTCCATTAGCGTCTCTGGCACGACGGGTAATAGTGGTGATCTGAATCACTCACATACCTTTAATGGTACGACGGGGAACGAAAGTAACAACACATATGTGGGTGGTGACGGTGGACCCATTCTGGTTGCAGACTCACCACATACCCATAGTTTCTCGGGCACGACGGATGGTATTAGCAGTAGTCTGGCGCACAATCACTCGTTCAGTGCCAGTAGTTCTGGTACCGGTACATCAGACGCGAAGAATCCACCATTCTTGGTTGTCAACTTCCAGATCAAGTACTAACCTATGGCGATTCCTACTTCACGCGACGAGTTCAAAGAATACTGTCTTCGCGCACTTGGTAAACCCGTCATCCAGATCAATGTGGATGAGGATCAAGTTGAAGACCGTATCGACGAAGCTCTGTATGTCTATCAGCAGCATCACTATGATGCAGTAACCAAGACATACATGGTGCATCGCGTCACACCAAGCACCATGCGGTTTGTCTCTGCGACGACTCGCTCCTTCTCAAACGGAGAAGTCGTCGTTGGTCAGACCAGCAACACGCGTGGCATTGTCCATAGTACGGTCAATGCGACAGCGATCTACTTTGCCACGACGCAAGCCACTGCAAACAGTGTTGAACAACCCGAGAGTGCGTACAGCGACACAGCGCGTCCGTCATTCCTGAGTGGAGAGGTCGTCACGGGGTCGCAGTCCGGCGTGACCGCAACAGTAAGTGCGGTAGTGGCGGGTGACATTGACAATCGGTGGTTTCCTGTTGCAGAGTCCGTGATTGGCATTACGAAGGTCTTTGCACCATTTGATTCGCGCATTTCGGCAGATATTTTGTTCGATCCTCAGTCGCAGTTCAACATCTCGCTGCTGTCGAACTTCACCGCGAACTCGATTATCCCGTATCACATCGGACGACAGTATCAGCAATTGCTCAATGATACATTCCGTGGACGTCCCGCGATTCGCTTTCAACGGCACATGAATCGTCTCTATGTGGATGTGAATTGGAACGCGACCTTTGCGATTGACCAGACAATTGTTCTCGAAGGGTTCCGCGTGATTGACCCCGATACCTTCACCGATGTGTGGAGTGATCGGTGGTTGCAGCGATATGCGACCTCGCTCATCAAACGGCAGTGGGGAATGGTGTTATCCAAATACAATGGTATTGCATTACCCGGCGGTGTGACACTCGACGGTCGGTCGATTCTGAGCGAAGCGAATCAAGAGATTCGTGATCTGGAAACTGAGTTGCGCGATACATATCAAGAACCGCCACAGTTTATCGTAGGCTAATATGCCCGTTAATCGGTATTTCAACCAAACAAAGTTTCAGCCAGAACAGGACTTAATTCAAGACCTGATCGATGAGTCCATCGCAATTTACGGTCATGAGGTGTACTACATCCCTCGTGACACGGTGGATCTCGATACATTTTTGGGTGAAGACCCCGCCGCGGCATTTACCGATGCGTATCCAATTGAAATGTATCTCAAGACGGTGGAGTCGTTTCAAGGTCAGTCTGAATTCATTTCCAAGTTTGGTCTGCATATCCAAGACCAAGCGACGTTCGTGGTTTCACAGCGGCGGTTTGATGAGTCGGTGCTGATGAAGAATGCCGATCTGGCTGCAATACACGGCACAGATACACTCGTGCGGCCGCGTGAGAACGATCTCATCTATATCGAGATGACCCCGACCAATCGCTATCTGTTTGAGATTCGCTTTGTCGAAAACAAAGAGCAACTGTTCCAGTTGGGCAAGCTCTATACTTATGAACTCCGTTGCGAAATGATGAACTTCAGTAGTGAGAAGGTCAAGACGGATATTCCGGAGATTGATGAAATTGCGAGTGCACGTGCATATGCGGTACCGATGACGATGTCTGCAAATAGTAATGGCATCCCATATGAGGTGGGAGAAACCGTATATCAAGGTGCGAGTCTCGCAACCGCAAGTGCGCAAGGTATTGTGTGGAAGTGGATCGACGAAACTACACGGACATTGTACGTTGAATATCCTGTGGGTACGTTTGCATCAAATACCGTTACCTATGGTGCGAATAGTGGTGCAGTGTGGACAACAATCGATCAGTATATCGATCCGGCACCTGAAGTGAACGATCCGATTTCCGATAACCAAGACCTCCATCAAGACCCTGAAAATGTTGTTGTCGTGCGCGGGTCGCACATGCTCGATTTGGACTAACCCATGCAGTCGTTTACTACACCGTACGATCATCGTCTCATTCGACGCTATCTTCTAGCGTTCGGAACGATCTTTGACAGTCTCCAGATCGTGCGGAAAGATGAGACGGATGCCGAGTTCCTTCAGAAGAACGTGCCGCTCCAGTATGGCCCAAAGGAACGTTGGCTCGTGCGTCTAACGCAAGATCCCGACCTCACACAAGGTGTCGCACAGATCGTCCCGCGTATGTCGTATGAAATGACCGGCATCGCATATGACACCACGCGCAAGATCAACTCACTCGAAAAGCTGACGTTTGCCGATGCAGATGCCACGAAACGCGCTCGATTGTACGTGGGTGTCCCGTACACATTGACCATTCGACTGTCGATTCTGACCAAACTCCAGCAAGACGCGCATCAGTTGGTGGAACAGATTCTTCCGTTCTTCACACCAGACTATACGATTGCGATGCGTCCGCTTGCTGAATATCCCGACTTGGTGGACTTGATTCCAGTTACGCTGCAAAGTATTTCTCATAGTGATAACTATGAAGGAGACTTCATTACGCGGCGGGTGATCATCTGGGATTTAGAGTTTTCGATGAAGGTCTACTTCTACGGGCCTGTCAAATCGAAGAAGAAGATTCAGGAAGTCAACGTCAATATCTTCAGTGTTGCTTCTGGGGATCTATTCGAAGTACCGCAAGATGAACCTCGTCCGAAGGTCAACATCAATGTGGTCGCAAATCCTGCGACGCAGAATGTGGCGACCGTAACAGACATCACCGCAGACACGACGATTACAGAACGCTTTGATTCGGCATCGTTGAGCCGTTCCATGAGTCCCTCCGCGTCGAAGAGTCCCTCCGCGTCGAAGAGTCCTTCTGCGTCGTCGTCTGTCTCACATAGTCCATCTGCATCTACCAGTCCTTCAAGTTAATGGTTTCTTATGCCAACATCTGATGATACGTTGAACACGATTTTTGATCTTGACCCCAACACCGTCGTCATTGACGCAGAGACGATGTCAGTCACACCAGCACCAGTCGGTTCTCAGGCTGTGATGCCTGCTGTGCCGATTGATGATGCGGATGCCGGATCGACTGATGCGCTCAACCACGACGTTGAATATGCCCGTGGTGTGATGACCGAGAACATTGATCTGGTGCGCGAAGCGACGAAAAGCGCCATTCTGCTGGCACAGAGTGGTGATAGTCCTCGTGCATATGAAGTCGTCGCGTCGATGTTAACCGCAATCGTAAACGCAAACAAAGAACTCGTCGCTCTCCACAAAGCGAAAGAGGACACGACTGCCGCTACTCGGGCGCGGGTCTCCGCGTCTTCATCGGGTGGATCCGGTGGTGGTGTCAACATTGAAAAGGCGGTGTTCGTCGGACGCGCTGCCGATTTGTTACGCGAATTGCGGAATCTCCCTGATCCGAAAGATAAATAATCGTTGCTATGCCCAAAAATGCGTTCAATAATGAAGCAGGTTATAACGGTAACGTCAACCTTCCTCGCGTAGACTCTGAAATTGCACTGACAGAACATGAACTGTCAGAGTACATCAAGTGCGCGAATGACGTCTATTACTTCATTAACAACTACGTCAAGATCGTCCACGTAGACCGCGGCATCGTGCCCTTTGAGATGTGGCCGTTCCAAGAGAAGATTGTCGAAGCGTTTGAAGACAACCGGTTCGTCATCTGTAAACTGGCGCGTCAGTCGGGTAAATCGACCGTCGTCGTCTGCGGCTACTTCCTTTGGTACGTCACATTTCATAATGATGTGAGCGTCGGGATCCTTGCGAACAAGGAAGCGACTGCAATTGAATTGCTGCGTCGTTTGAAGCAGTCATATGAACTGCTCCCGCGCTTCATGAAGCAAGGTATCGTGAAGTGGGATCAGAAGCTCATCATGTTGGGTAACAACTCGCGTGTCCGTGCGGAAAGCACGAGTGCGAGTGCGATTCGAGGTGACACGTTCAATATTCTGTTCCTCGACGAGTTTGCGTTTGTGCCACAGAACATTGCAGAAGACTTTATGACGTCGGTGTTTCCGACCATCTCGTCCGGCAAAACCACCAAGCTCTTCATTGTTTCGACACCGAATGGATACAATCTCTTCTTCAAGATTTGGAATGATGCAGAAGAGCGACGGAACTCCTATAAGCCGATCGGCTTCACATGGAGAGACGTCCCCGGTCGCGACGATGAATGGGCCGAGGAAATGCGGAAGAACCTCGGTTCCGAGCAAGCGTGGGAACAAGAGTTCGAATGCTCCTTCCAAGGCAGTGCCAACACGCTGGTTTCGGCAAAAAAACTCGCACAGATGATTTACCATCCACCGCTCGAAGAGCGGAATGGTACAAAAATCTACGTGCATCCCATTCGCGCCAGTGCCACGGGGCCGTCACATATCTATGTCGCGACTTGTGACGTCTCGCAAGGACAAGAGCAAGACTATAGTGTACTGAACATCTTTGATGTGTCGGTGTCCCCGTTTCGACAAGTTGCCATATTCCGCAAGAACGATATTGCACCGCAACTGTTTGCGCCGATCATTCACGATTTGTGTAAATATTATTGCAACGCATTCGTCCTCTGTGAAATCAATGATGTCGGATTTGTGGTCGCGGACATGCTCCATTCGGAACTGGAATATGAGAATGTGCTGTTTATCCGGTCGCATCCAAAACGCGGTCAGATGCTTGCGGGTGGTTTTCACCAGAAGTCGAAGTATGGTCTCCGCATGACGCAAGGAGCGAAACGCATTGGGTGTTCGTCACTTCGTGCGATGATTGAAAAAGACCAATTATTGCTCTTTGACTACGAGACGATTCGCGAACTGACCACCTTTGTTGCGAAGGGTCAAAACTATGCGGCAGAAGTAGGTAGTCACGACGACTGTGTGATGACGTTGGTTATCTTCGGCTGGGTCACCAGTCAACAAGGATTCGAGAACTACGTGGGTTTGTCGATGCGAAAGATGCTGATGAACCAGTACGAACCGGTGACGCTCGACGAGCCGTTCGATGGATTTTTCGATCCGTCGTCCAATGGCATCGGTCAACAAGTACACGAGGATGGCGCAATCTGGTTAGTGGATGAGGATTCCGTAAGTCCGGACGATTTCTGGAAAATGTGAAAACTTCTAACCGCTAAATACTTGCGTTCAGCCGCGGAGCTATGTGCGGCACTAATATTCATTAGGAATTTCCACAACTCCGTAGCGAAGGAGACAGTTCTATGGCATTTCAGGTATCGCCTGGTATTAATGTTTCTGAGATTGATCTGACAGCAGGTGTGCAAACGACGTCGCTCTCAGCGGGCGCGTTTGTGGGCCCATTTCAGTGGGGCCCCGCTCTTCAAATCACTAGTGTCGGTTCGGAATCAGACCTCGTGCAAGTGTTCGGTAAACCGGACACGAATACATATGCGTACTGGTTCAGCGCACAGTCGTTCCTTGCGTATTCGAATCAGCTTCGCGTCGTTCGTGCTATCGCAAATACTGCACTAAACGCGACCGCTGAAGCAAAAACGCTGACGGGTACCGTGACGGTTGATATTTCGACCAATGCAAATCTGCTTGTCGGTTCGTCCACCGTGTTTACCAGCCAACTGGTCAACGGGCAGATCATTTTCATTGGGTCGAATACCACACCGCTGACGGTTGCGAACGTGATCAACGCTGTGGCAGTCACCGTAACGACCGCACTCACGGCAAACGTGTCGGTTGCGAATACCGTGACCGCGTACGGTGTGCTTGTCAAGAACGACGACCAGCAGGAATCGTCCTTCAGTAGCGGTGTGTCGGGTCTTGGACTGGCGTCTGCGAAGTGGCCGGGCGACCTCGGTAACTCCCTGAAGATTAGTCTGTGCCCAAGCAGTACGGCGTTCCTCGACACGATCGTCGCTGGTAACATTGCGTTCTCACTTGGGAACACGACTGTGGTCGGTACCGGTACCACCTTCACCACGGATGTGGTTGTGGGTGATTATCTGGTTGCGAACGGTCTGTCGTTCCAAGTCACTGCGATTACCAATACCACGTATCTGACGGTTGCGAGTGCGCCAACAAGTAGCTTCACCGCGACTACGACGAACTGGTCACGTAAGTGGGAGTATGCGTCACAGTTTGATGCGGCACCCGGCACGAGCGCGTTTGCGACAACTGCAACGGGTGGAGCAACTGCGAACGATGAACTGCATATCGTGGTGGTTGACCAAGACGGTCTCTTCTCTGGTGTCGCGGGCACGGTGTTGGAGCGGTTTGCGTTCGTCTCTAAGGCATCTGACGCGAAGGACACTGCCGGAAACGGTAACTACTACAAGAACGTCCTCAACAACTCTGCGTATGTGTGGTGGATGGGTCATGTGGGCACGACGACCAACTGGGGTTCCGTGGCATCCACTGGGTCATTCGGTGCAAATGTGCTGCCGTACACGAAGTCGTTTGCCGGTGGTAACGATGCAAACGAGAGTGTGACCGATGGTAACATCGAAAGCGGTTGGGATTTGTTTGCGGATCCTGATCAGACGGATGTCTCGCTGCTCATCACTGGCCCAGTACAACCCAACACGGTTGGTGCGTACGTGATCAGTAACATCGCGGAAGGTCGCAAGGACGCTGTCGCGTTTGTCTCACCCAACAAAGCAAGTGTGGTGAACAACCTCGGAAGCGAAGTGAGCAGCATCACGACTGACCGGAACTCGCTGCCGTCCAGCAGTTATGCGGTGATGGACAGTGGGTGGAAGTATCAGTACGACAAGTACAACGATGTGTACCGGTGGGTTCCGCTCAACGGTGACATTGCGGGTCTTGCCGCACGGACGGATACGACCAACGACCCGTGGTGGTCACCTGCTGGCTTCACGCGTGGCAACATCAAGAACGTGGTGAAGCTCGCATGGACGCCGAAGCCAATCAACCGTGATGACCTCTACAAGATCGGGGTCAATCCTGTGGTGAGCTTCCCCGGTCAAGGTGTGGTGCTTTACGGTGATAAGACGCTGCTCTCGCGTCCAAGCGCCTTCGACCGCATCAATGTGCGCCGTCTGTTCATTGCACTGGAGAAGACCATTGCGCGGTACGCGAAAGCGCAACTCTTCGAGTTCAACGACGAGTTCACTCGTGCGGCATTCAAGAACGCTGTGGAGCCGTTCCTCCGCGATGTCAAAGCGCGTCGTGGTGTGACGGACTTCTTGGTGGTGTGTGACTCGACTAACAACCCCGCTGAGATCGTTGACTCGAATCAGTTTGTGGGTGACATCTACGTCAAGCCAACACGAGCGATCAACTACATTCAGTTGAACTTCGTAGCGGTTCGTAGTGGTGTCTCGTTCCAAGAAGTTGTAGGTGTGGTCTAACGACCCACGCCGTCTTTACCGAGGAGTCTAACAAGCTATGGCTTTCAATTTGGATCAGTTTCGTAATACGCTCATCAATGGTGGTGCGCGTCAGTCGCTCTTCGAGATGTCGCTCCGGTGGCCCGCCGACATCACGACCGGGCGACTTGCGGCAACTCTGTCTCCGTTGATGGTGCAGGGTGCGACAATTCCTGCTTCAACGGTCGCATCTATCGATGTGCCGTACTTTGGTCGAAAGGTCAAGGTCGCGGGTGATCGAACATTCACACCACTGAGCGTCACCATCATCAACGACGAGAACTTTGCCATCCGCAAGGCGCTCGAAGAGTGGATGGATCGTCTCGCAGGTCACCGCACTGCCACCTCACAGTATCGTGGTGGTTCGCAGAGCGGTGGCTACACGACCGAGCTAAGTCTCACACAGCTTGGTCGTCAGGGGAATGCACTGCGCACGTATAACTTTGTGGGCGCCTTCCCGACGAACCTCGGTGAAATTGCGCTCGACTGGAGTACGACCGACCAGATCGAGACCTACACCTGTGAGTTCACCTATCAGTGGTGGGAGGTTTCGGGTCAGATTCCGACTCGCGACAATCCATCTGTCACCGTCGATGTGACGGTGGGCTAAATAGTTCGATGAAACTTTGGGGGACACCTTCGGGTGTCCCTCAGAAAGTGATACCAGTCTATGCCACGTTTATTTGGATTCGAGTTCGACTTCAATCGTAAGTCCTCTGCACCTGTCTCGAATCTTCTCAAGCCGTCGAGTAATGCGATCAGTTTCGTACCACCTGATAATCAGGATGGTGCGCTTAACGTCCAGTTCGGGACGGCTGGTGGCTACTTTGGCTATTATCTCGACCTTGATGGCACCGTCGTCGATGACTTCCAACTAATCAATCGCTATCGTGAGATGCAGATTGTCGCGGAAGTCGATGAAGCAATTGATCAGATTATCAACGAACTTGTGGTGCAGGACGCTGACCGACTTCCCATCTCGCTCAATCTCGATTACGTCGATATTCCCGATACATTGAAGGCGCGTATTCACGCAGAGTTTGTCAACATCTTAAAGATGCTGAACTTCCATCGTGATGCGTATAGTATCATTCGTCAGTGGTACATCGATGGTCGTCTCTACTTCCATTGTGTTGTGGACGAGAACAGTCCGAAATCCGGTATTCAGGAATTGCGTATCGTTGACCCGCGTACCATTCGCAAAGTGCGTGAAGTCGCCCGTAAGCGGCATCAAGATACCCAGTTCGATATCGTTGAAGTCGTGCGCGAGTATTACGTCTACAACCCGATGGGGTTTGTCGCACCGACGAATATCTCTGGCTCCACGAATCCGACTGCTGCGATGTTGAACTACAACGGCATTCGTATTGCGTCCGATGCGGTTGCGTTCTGCCCGTCAGGACTCTACGACGCGAACAAGAAGACCGTGCTGTCGTGGCTGCACAAAGCGATTAAGCCACTGAATCTGCTGCGCATGATCGAGGACTCCACGATCATCTATCGCGTGAGTCGCGCACCAGAACGTCGCGTTTTCTACATCGATGTCGGCAACCTGCCCAAGCAGAAAGCGGAGCAGTACCTGTACGACATCATGATGAAGTACAAGAACAAGCTCGTGTACGATGTGAACACGGGTGAGATTCGTGACGACCGCAAGTTCATGTCGATGCTCGAAGACTTCTGGCTGCCGCGTCGTGAAGGTGGCAAGGGTACCGAAATCCAGACGCTGCCGGGCGGACAGAGTCTCGCACAGATGGAAGACGTAGACTACTTCCGTCGCAAGCTCTATCGCGCACTGGGTCTGCCGCCGTCGCGTATCGATCAAGGTCAGGGGTTCAACCTCGGTCGCGCATCGGAAATCACGCGAGACGAACTGCGCTTTAACAAGTACATCCATCGTCTGCAAGTGCAGTTCGATTACCTGTTCGACCAGTTGCTAGAAAAGCAACTCCGTCTGAAGAACGTGATGACGGAAGACGAATGGTATCAGATCAAGGATCAGCTTCGGTATACGTGGCAGCAAGATTCCTACTTCGAAGAATTGAAGATGAATGAGATCATGACCACACGGTTGAATCTCGCATCGCAGATCGAACCATTTGTCGGACGGTATTACTCGGAGCAGTTTGTCAAGCGGAGCATTCTGCGTCTGACGGACGACGAGATTGTTCAGATTGCGCAGGACAATCGCAAGAATCCACCACAGATGCAGAATCCCGAACAGCAGACCTCTGCGTTTGATCGCGAAGCGGATGAGACTCTCCGGCTTGCAAACTCACCAGCCGGAAATACGAACGTCAATTTCTCTCCACCCGATGGACACTCGTCTGAGGACGCAGACGACGCACGTACGTCGAACAAGAAACCCGTCCAAGACTAAATACTACCACTATGGCTATTTCATCCAATTCCGCAACAACGCAAATCTTGCTCGACAACTCCACGCAGTTGTTGGTAAAGTTCTTGTACTATAGTGCGAATGGTACCGACGAAGCTGATGTGCTGAAGGTGAACGTCGAGACCCTCGCGCAGCGCACGTTTGAATTGACGGTCGCGAATACCGCGAATGCGTATTTTCAGCCCGGTGACTTGCTTATCGGTGCGACGAGTAACGCATACGCATATGTCGCGGAGTGGAAGAAGGCGACCAACACAGTCGTGGTGGTGAACCTGACCGGCAACACTGCATTCAGCGGAAGCGAATCAATTACGATTGACCGCACAAAGCACACAGTACCGCTGAGTGCATTTACAGTACCTGCACGGGTGTTGAACATCGAGAGTGTCTGGTATTCTATCGATGGTGACGCGACCGTAGAACTGGGGTTCGGTGGTGCGTATGCAAACACCACGCCGTATGTGGGTGCGCAGATGCTCCTCTCCGGCTCCGGATACTTTGGGAAGAATGCGCTACCCGCCGAGATTACAAACGACGTTCTCAATCCTACCGGCAACTTCTTTATCAGTACATACACTACAACATCTGCGAAGATGTCCTACGATATCGTGGTTGAATTCCGCAAGACGAAGGGTTTTGCGCAGCGTCCTATTTACTAAGAGAGACCATCATGAACTCATTTACCCAACTCATTCAGCAGATTAAGTCTGCGAACTACTCGCAAGCAAACCAAACGTTTGCTGACATCATGCAACAGAAGGTCGCGGACCGTCTCGCTGTTGAGCGTCAGTCCATCTTCACTGAAGCGACGTCAGAGAAGTCACAAAGCTAATAGGAGAGGACGATGAAGTTTATCGCCGAAGTCGTGGAACGTGTCACTCCGCTGATCGAATCTGTCGGTGGACAGAAGCAGTATCAGATCGAGGGTGTGTTCCTCCAATCCGAAGTCAAGAATCGCAACGGTCGCATCTACCCGTACGGTGTACTAGAGCGCGAAGTCGCTCGGTATAACGAGGAGTATGTGAAGCAGAACCGTGCGCTTGGTGAACTTGGGCATCCCGATTCGCCACACATCAATCTAGATCGCGTCTCACACATGATCACGAAACTGGAGTCCACTGGTACAGATTTCGTGGGCAAAGCCAAGATCATGGACACTCCCTATGGCAAGATCGTCAAGTCGTTCATTGACGAAGGTGTCAAGTTTGGTGTGTCCAGTCGTGGTGTGGGATCACTCAACTCGTCGGCACGTGGTGATGTGGTCGGTGACGATTTCTATCTGGCAACTGCCGCAGATATTGTCGCTGACCCGAGCGCGCCCGAGGCTTTCGTCCGTGGGTTGACGGAAGGTAAAGAATGGGTATGGGACAACGGTGTCCTCGCTGCATCACATATGGAACGTATGCAGAAGGAATTGAAAACGACCACCGTTAAGACCCGCGCACAGAGCAAGCAGCTTGAAGTCAAAGTATACGAAAACTTCATGCAGCAACTCACAAAGGGCACGAAAGTTCTGTAGAACGTAGCATAACGCTAAATATCACACATAACGCCGAGTACGGCATTTCTCCTCATATGAGCGAGGTACCAATGGCAGAACAGATTGTTAATCCAGCATCCGCGGCACAACTCAAGCCGCGCAACTCCGAGCCCACTCATCTGAGTGGTAACTCGTGGGACGATCTCGGTGGTCGTTCATGGGACGGCCCGGCGGGCCCGGAAGGGTACAAGGTTGACGCGTCGAAGGGTGTCAAGGGAAAGGATACGTCCATTCCTGCGTCCGTCGCCGCAGAGCCGCTTCGCTATGATCCTATGCGCGCCGAAGAGGACGATAAGGACGTCGAGATTGAATTCGGTGACGAGAAGCACGAAGCGACCGATGTCGATGACCTCGACAAGGCACTCGACGAAGCCGATGATCTCCCGGCGGCGAAGGTCGATGTGAAGACTGAAGATGCGGACGGCGACACCGATACCGGTGGCGACGAGCCGATGGAATCCGAAGACGACGACAAGGACGTCAAGGAAGACGACGACGAGAAGAAGGACATCGCTGAAGCTCGCCGCTTCGCTCGTGCGCTCCGTATCTGGGAAGAGGCCGAGGACGACGAGGAGAAGAAGAACGAAGCCGAGGACGACGAGAAGGATGTCGCCGAAGCCGAGGACGACGAGAAGGATGTCAAGGAAGACGAAGACGAGAAGAAGGATATCGCCGAGGAAGAGGACGATAAGCCTGCCTTCTTGAAGAAGAAGGACGACGACGAGAAGAACGAAGCTGAAGAGGACGAGAAGGACATCCACGAATCACTCAAGATTCGGATCAAGATGCCGAGTACGACCATCTTCGAGTCGGCGGGCTTCGACAGTAAGCAGCAGAAGCGTATGGCGGCAATCTTCGAGAGTGCGGTGAAGCAGACCACCAAGCAGGTCAGCAAGCAGATTCACGAGCATTATCGCAAGGCGGCTGCGGCGTCCATCCGTCGCAACGAGCGTCTACTTGAGAACCGTCTCAGTACATATCTCGACGTTGTGACTGAGGAATGGATGAAGACCAACAAGGTTGCTGTGCGTCAGTCGCTCCGGGCTGATCTCAGCGAGAACTTCTTGAATGGTCTCCAGCGTCTGTTCAAGGAACACTACATCGATGTGCCTGCGAGTAAGGTCGATGTGGTGAAGGCTCTCACGCGTGAAGTCGAGGGTCTCAAGCAGCAAGTGAACGAGCAGCACACTCAGAAGTTGAAGCTGCGTCGTCTCGCGGAAGCTGCGAACAAGAAGCGCATCGTTGCGGAGTTCTCGCGCACGATGAGCGAGAGTCAAGCTGCGAAGCTCGACAAGTTGGCGGAAGACACGGAGTATCTCAATGCAAAGGACTTCCGCGAGAAGTTGGCTATGCTGAAGGAAAGCTACTTTGACAAGCGGCCATCCAGTATGGCGCGTCTGCCCGAAGAAGATGTTCAGGTGTTGAAGGAGAATGTGAACAGTAAGAGCGAAGCTGATCTCGTCGCAGACGCGATCACTCGACAGAGTAAAACCGATTGGTAAGGCTGTAAACTCGTAGTTGTCTAAATAATCTCAGCGTAGTCAGAAGACACGCAACTTTTCTAGGAGTCCAACAATGGCAGAGACATTTCTGACCGAAGAAGTCAAGCAGAAGTGGGCAAAGGTCATCGACCATCCAGACCTTCCCGCAATCAATGAGTCGTGGAAGAAGCGGGTCACCGCTGTCGTTCTTGAGAACACAGCGCGTGAGCTTGGCAAGGCTGCTCAGATCAATGAGGCGGCGCCTGCTAACCAGAGTGGTGCGTTCCCATCCGCTGCGAACCTCAAGGGTTTTGATCCGATTTTGATCTCCCTGATTCGCCGTTCGATGCCGAACCTGATCGCGTATGACCTCTGCGGTGTCCAGCCCATGACTGGCCCAACGGGTCTCATCTTCGCGATGAAGTCGCAGTACTCGTCACAGGGTGCGAACGACGAAGCTCTGTTCTTCGAAGCGAACACCGCGTTCTCGTCCGCTGGTCTTGGTAGCCCCGCGACTCAGACTGGTACGCTGCCTGCTGGTAACAGCACGGGTACCTCAACCACGACCGGTCTCGCGAACAGTACCAACTACACCTACGCTGGTGGCATGGCTACCCTCGCTGGTGAAGGTCTCGGTACAACGAGCAACACCGCAATCCCTGAGATGGCATTCTCCATCGACAAGGTAACGGTGACCGCTCAGACCCGTAAGCTGAAGGCAGAGTACACCATCGAAATCGCGCAAGACCTGAAGGCCGTGCATGGTCTCGATGCGGAGACGGAACTCGCGAACATCCTCAGTGCGGAAATCCTCGCTGAGATCAACCGCGAAATCGTCCGTACCATTTACTTCAGTGCCGTGGCTGGTGCGAACAACAACACCGCGACTGCTGGTGTGTTTGACCTCGACACCGATAGCGACGGTCGCTGGATGGTGGAGCGGTTCAAGGGTCTGTTCTTCCAGATGGAGCGCGAAGCGAACGCTATCGCGAAGGCGACTCGTCGCGGGAAGGGCAACATCATCCTCTGCTCGTCGGATGTTGCCAGCGCCCTCGCCGCGTCGGAGTTCCTCTCCTACGCTCCTGCCTATGACGCGAAGCTGAGTGTGGACGACACGGGTTCGACCTTTGTCGGTACGCTTCAGGGTCGCTACAAGGTGTACATCGATCCATACGCCCCGGTGAACGACGCGCAGCACTTCGTGGTCGGTTACCGTGGTACCTCACCCTACGATGCGGGTCTGTTCTACTGCCCGTACGTTCCGCTCCAGATGCTCCGTGCGCAGGATCCCAACAGCTTCCAGCCGAAGATTGGGTTCCAGACTCGTTACGGTGTGGTTGCCAACCCGTTCAGCAACACCTACGGGAACAGCGATGGTTCGATTGTCAGCCGTTCGAACCAGTACTACCGCATGGTCAACGTGCGCAACCTCATGTAAGCATCGCTTCACGAGTGCGACACTCACACCCCGCATCCACTTCGGTGGGTGCGGGGTTTTTTCTTGGAGATC